TGCGGTTGTGTCTGTATCTTCAGTACAATTAGTACCAAACATATTATCGACCATCTGCTTAGATAAGTTTGCGAATATACGACTTTCAACATTCGTTACAAACTTAGCGAGTGTTGTGTTCTTTGCATCTCTAGCCTCTTTAGCAGCGGCTGAAGCAATGTCGTCTTTTACTGATTCCCTTCTATTGTATTGAAGTTGTTCTATTGATAGCACATGACTAGAATATCCTTCGCCACTAAAGGCAGGGTTACTAAAATCAAAGGTTAAACTACTTGCTATAACCTGAGTACTATAAACAATCAATACACATAGAATCGTTTTGATTAATGTTTTCATACTACTATTTATAACAATTCAAACCATAAAAAAGGGGACCGAAGCCCCCTTTTCATTTTACTAAATTACTTCTTCCAAAGTGACCATAAGATTGCGATTGTTACTAATCCTACTAAACCTTCGTTACCTAGGCTTGCGACTATGCTAGAGATGTTATCGATAACACCTAAAGATAAGAATGGTACATTTGCACCAAAGACTACTTCTAATGCTACTGATAAACCAATTAGTTGTACAGCAACTGTCGTTATATTACCTATTGTATCCGTTATATTTTTCCACATAAATTTTCTCCTTTTATGTTATATTGTTTTTGATATCTCAAACTTCATTCATAATAAGTGTTAATATTTAGACAAAAAAAGGGTTAGAACACAAGATTCTAACCCTTTAGTAGTGAAAACAGATGGAGAGATTACTCGTCCTCTTCCGCTAACTTACTGAAATAACTCAAAGTTTCGTCTGAATCATCATCAGCAGTAGTCGCCGAAACAGGTGTCGGGGAACTTACTGTTTCTTCTACAACTGACTCTACTTTAGGTGCTACAGGTGGGATTGCAACATCTTCAGCGGTGCCAGTATTCCTAACGCCAGTAAGAACTTTGTCAAGCTTTGCTTTTAATTCATCATATGATTTAAAGTTCTCTGCCGAAAGAAATGGTTTTAATGGAAATTGTTTATTCCATATTTCTTCTATTGCCTCGTCATTTGGCGCAATCGCAGACGGGCTGTCAAATTCAGATTTGTCATAATTCCAGTAACCATCAACTTTTCTGATTTTCAGTTTAAAGTTTGCACCTTCCCAAAAGTCAAATGGGTTGATAGGTGTTTCATCTTCAAACTCAGGCTTCATCGCTTCAGTAATCTTATCAAAGATTTTCTTACCGAACTTATATAGTTTTACTTGACCTTCGTTTTCAGGATGTTTAGGGTCACTAATAATCATAATGTTTGCAGTATAAGAAAGTTTACGCTTTCTCTTTCTTGCAATGTCTTTGTCTGCCTCAACGCCAGAATTCCATAACAAACTGTTTGCCTCACTAATCGGACATTTCTGATTAAGAGTTGTCAAACTGTTTTCAATCAACCAGCCACCTGGTCCTTGAAATGCATGTGACCATAGTCTTGCCCATGGTAAATCTTCATCTTGTACTGCTGGTAGAAAACGAAAAACAGCATACCCATTACCAGACTTATCGAGTTCTGGTTTCCAGAATCTATCGTCTTGATATGAGTTTGTTTGTCTTTGTGGTTCTGCTACTTTTGATAGTTCACCCATTAGGGTGTCTAAGTTGTTTGAGCGTTTTAACGCTGATAGACTTGATGTCATATATTTCTCCGTATTATTGTATTTGTATTATTATTGTATCGTTCTGTGCTGTATGTATCGCACCTTTATATTTATAACATTTCTATGCATTAGTATTTCGTGCATATAGTATATTATACACTAGTTTGTTTTCTTTGTCAAGCGTTTCCTAAACATTTATCTGCTGTTTGTAGTATTAAAGGCATATACTCAACTGTAAGATAAACAAGGGCAAGGAATCCTATTATTTTAAGTATCATTATTCTACCTCTGGTTTTATTAAATCACAATTATATGACAGAGTTCGTCTTGCCTCATCTGTGCCATTAAATGGGTAAACACCATGCAACATAGTGTAAGGAAATACTATGAAGTCGCCTGGTTCTAAATCTCTTTTCCAGTTGTATATGCCAAGTGGGTCTTGATTGCCACCAGTTAGTTCTAACCATCCGTTTGAAGGATCCTCTGGATTTGTAATTTCTTTACCATAAGTATCAGGTCTTTTTAACATTAATACAGAAGATAAGCCTAAGTCTGTTTGTGGACTTGCATGAGTATGAAAAGGATTGTATTCGCCAGCCTTCATTTCATTTATCCATACATGTTGTAACTTAACATTCCACCAAGGCTTTTGAATTGATTTCATATATTGTTGAAAACAACCAGTAAAAAGAACTTTCATATCATCAGTTATTAAACTATTAACTAGGTTTTCTTCTTCAATCTTACCAACGAGATTTTTATTCCATGGTTGTAAGTCTTTTAATTGTTCATCATATGCTTGATTAATCGCATCTATCACTACGATAGGCAATTTAAAGTGTAGAATCATACTACCCAACATGTATGGCATCATTGTTACTTGATGTTCTGTTTCTTTCATTTCTTTTTCCTTTTTCTAATTAAATCACAATTATAAGACATTGTTCGTCTTACTTCATCTGTACTATTGAAAGGATATACAGTATGTAATAGAGTATATGGAAATACATAAAACTCACCTACTTGTGCATCTACTCGTGTTTGTGAAATAGAGAGTGGCGATTGGTCGCCGCCAGAGAACTCTAACCAACCGTTTGCAGGTTTTTCTTCTCTTGATGCTTCTACACCATACCAGTCAGGTCGTTTTAACATTAGCACAGATGATAACCCCATATCACTACCAATACTTGTGTGATAATGTGTAGGGTTATATTCGCCAGCTTTCATTTCATTTATCCAACAAGGACCTGGAACACAATTCCACTTTACTTCATTACGAATTTGCATATATTTTTCAAAACAAGTTTGAAAAGTTTGTTTCATTTCTTCGGTTAATATAGTATTAACTTTTTTCTCATCTGCAATTTTACCAGCGAGTTGTGTGTTATATGCTGGCATTTGCTCGTTGTGTTTATCGTATGCCTCATTAATATCATCTATCAAAGTCGCAGGTAAATCAAATTTAAGTATTATTGTACCCAAATTAAATTGACTCATTTTTATTTCCATTCTACTTCCTTTAGTTTAGAATTTACTTCAATTACCTTTTGCAATATCTCACTATCTGTATAATGTAGAAACGCTAATGTGTCTTTCGGAAAACATTCTCCGCCGAAACCAAGACTACCTTCATCATTTGGGGCAGTCATATGTGAAGGACCAATGTTTTCAAATCTAGCAAGAATATCAATTATTCTCTGGTGTTTTCCTAATCTCTTAGGTTGTATTAGATTTTTGTCAGTTGTGATGTTTAACAATTCGTGAAAGAAGGCAACCTTAGTGGCTAACCAAGAATTATGAACATACTTCACCATACTTGCCGTATGTCTATCAGTTTCAATAAATTCTACATTCATACTTGATAATACATTTTTCCACAATGTGGTGTTATCTGGTATGCCACCAAGAATACAAACTTCTTGATTATCGAAATCTTCTTCTGCTGTTCTCAAGAATTCTGGACTGTATACTACATTATCTGCATATGTTTCTACTATATCTGGTAGAACTGTACTTTTAAGAAGAACTGGTGTGTCGCCTAGTTCTTCAAGCACTTCTCTTACTATACTATCATCACATAGGCCATCAACTGTAGGTGTTGGAACTGCTACTACAGCGCCTAAATCATTCATATCAATGTAATCACTAATCTTATTATCATTGTGTTTTGGGTCGACACGAACAACCGCATAACCAAATTCTTCTAATGCCTTTGCCATTGTTTCGCCTATATGCCCACAACCCACAACTAACATTGTTATTCGTTTTCGCATTTCCATTAGTTCAAATTGATATGAACTCTCACTCTTAACTGGTTTTTTCTTTTTAAACAATCCTTTAAACATTCTAAATCTCCTTTACTTTTTTTCTCAATGTAATTTTAAATCTTGGTGTATTGTATTTTAAAAAAGGTTTATATCTTACCACTCTGTCGTGCAGTTTCGGCCACAATACTGTTTCCATTATATCTTTGTCTAATCGTTTTGCAAATGAAAGTATATCTTCTAGTATCACAAATGTTTCAATGCATATCTTTTTAGACAGAACCATCTTTAATATCGGCGGGTGTTGTCCGTCATGTGATGTGAATATATCATCAAACTGTATTTTATTTATAGTCATTCTTTCTAAGATGTAATCAATATCTTGTTCATAATAATAATGTAATGATTCTATTCTCTTAGACCACTCTTTATAACTTTCGTCACCAGTTGAGCCAATAATATCGCCAACCCATAGATTAGAATTATTGACAAAGTTACTAACAAAGTAATCGACCACAGTAGTGCTGTTATAAGTCCTAGAAAGTTTGTGAAAAAAATATCTATCCCTTCTTTTAGTGAAGGTTTCCAACTTTGCAGTTGTTCGTCCGCCGTGTCTATGAAAGTCGTAACTTCTATTTTTGCTCGTGAAATGTAATTTGATTGCCAAATAGACTTTATATATTTCAAAACCATTCATTCTCCTATAGTATCTCTTTTAATTTTTCAACAAATAAATCTACACCTTTTGT